ATGCAAGAGACCCTCTCGCAAGGTCTCTTGAAACTTTACAAGGTGCGTGAAACGAGAAAAGTGGAACTCTTGGCAGAGGGGGAAGCGTCAAGTGCCACGTTCCATTTACTTTTTGATCGTATGCTTTGGGAAAAAAAATCAAAATCCTAAAAATCACTATGCAACATTTTTAAAAATCGCTATGCGATTTTTAAACGTTGCTATGCGATTGTTAAACGTTGCTATGTGCGTGTAGCGTGGATCTTGCTTCACGGCGGAAGCTAAAAGCTTATATGTAATTTTTTTAGAAAAAAAATTTAAAAATAATTTTTTGCGGGTATCTAATATATTGGAGGTATTACTTATGGGTAACTAATCAACCAGCTCCGGCCCTGGCGGGCCGGAGCCTGAGCTCTAGCTGCTAAGCTGTAAAAAAGTCTTGACAGCCTATTAAATCCCATGCTACACAGTCATCGCAGCGTCAGCTCTCAATCTTTTAGATTCGATTCTAGACCCTGCATTTTGGTCCTGGTCCATTGGTTGGTTGACTGAAATCGCGTCCCCAGTGGACCGGGCCGTAACACAAACAAGAGGAAAAAATGATTGATGAAAATAAAATAAAAAGTAAAGGCCCGGAGAAGGTGACCTTCGTGGAGATGGTGGCCGTGTCCATTCAACGGTTGATGAGTCCCAAAGCTTCTGCGAATGATAAAAAGAAGGCAGCTGACGGGCTGCTAACATTAGCTAAAGTTTTGGATAAACATCCAGATGTGGTTAAACAATTGGAAGGAAAATAATGCCTTTATTAAATTATTACAGTCAGACTAAAATGGCTAAGGGTGAACGATTCGGCTACAAAACGGCCATTCTCCACCTGGCCCCTTATAAGCTTAGCGGTAAGAATGTTTGTCCGAATGCTTCAGCAGCATGTGCTGCAGCTTGCTTAAATACATCTGGACGTGGTCAAATGAATTCAGTCCAGGATGCCCGGATCAATAAAACAAATGCATTCTGGCAGGACCGTTTACAGTTTTTAAAAGATCTTGATCAGGAAATTAAGCAGCTCAGCAAACGAGCGGATCAAGCTGGTTTTAAATTTGCGGTCCGATTGAATGGGACCTCGGATCTGCCTTGGCATCGTTACAAGCTTGACGGTCAGAATTTAATGCAGCTGAATCCTAATGTACAGTTTTATGATTATACTAAGATATTTAATTATTTGGATCACGGTGTTAAAAACTACTACATTGTCTATTCACATAGTGGAGAAAATAATTCCGAATGCCTAGCTGCATTACGTAAAGGGGTAAACGTTGCATATGTGTTTAAAGATAAGCTTCCAAAAAAATTTAAAGGACGTAAAGTTATTGATGGTGATAAGCACGATTTACGTTTTAAAGAACAACAGCGTGGCGTGATCATTGGGCTAAGGGCTAAGGGTGCAGCTAAAAAATTGGAGTCCGATTTTGTTCGATAAGTTTATAGCCCACATAATTTTATTTTTAATGTATCGACCTATTATATCGATAGCTATAATTTTTATTATTCATTTTATAATTAAGGCAATTTAAAGGGGGTGTTCATAATGGGTCGAGCTCGGAACATTTTAGCAACATTTAAGGACTAAAAAGAGTCCGACCATTTTGGGTCGTTTATAACTTTTTTTTATTGATTATCTTATTAAGTCCCATATATTAAACATATGTTTAATATTCATAAAACACAAACAAAGGAGGTCAAATGAATAACAAACATAAGTTAATTAAGTCATTAGGAAAAATGACTACTAACGAAATGGTCTTTAAACTTGCAGAGCATAAACAAGCAAGTAAAGACTTAAAAGAAAGATGCGACCTGTTGCAAGAGCAAGTTTTAATTAACTTGGGTTGCGTAAAGATTAAAGACGATAAAAAAGTCTTTATTAAACCACTTGCAAAATCGTTTAGCTGGAAGGGCATCAAGACGTGGCTCGAGGTTGTCAATAATAAAAAAATTATTTTTGATAGCAAAGCGTTTAAAAATAACCACGCTGATCTTTACGCTAAATATAAGAATAAACCTGTTGATGCTATAACAGTTAAGGCAAAACGTGAAGCGGAATAAATTAAAAGAAATTAACCCCTCTAAACGAGGGGTTAAGACCTTGACGGGCATAAAGCCATTCAAACTTGATACGTACAGGATCAATCAAGAGAATGCTAATATTCAACGGGTTGATGCTCAAGTGAAAAAATACTTCAAGAAAAAATAAACAAACTAGCGGGGGGCTAACGCCCCCCGCAGCTAAAGGGGTCTCAAAAAACTTTGCTTTTTTGGTTTTTTGTCAAAATTTTTTTTTGACAAAAAAATTAGATGTTACTAAGACTTTGACTAAATCTTGCAACACAAATACATGTAGTGTAGTGTGAAACTAAATGGGGACCCAACAGGATATAAAATGTCATGTCTGACACAAATTTATTAACAACAGATCAATTACGATTGAAGGTAGAGAGAACCTGGATAGAACATATTAAACTATGTCAGGACAACTTCTTATATTTTGTAATGAATGTTTGGCCAGAGTTTATATGTAGAACAGATAAGGACCCAAATAGATGGGGCCACCATCAGCATATCGCTCATGAATTTACAAAGATAGCTAAAAATAAAAAAGGCAGATTAATAGTAAATATGCCTCCAAGACATACAAAATCTGAATTTGCTTCTGTTTACTTTCCAGCTTGGATGATTGGAAAGAATCCAAAAATGAAATTAATGCAGGTATCTCACAACGCAGAGTTATCAGCAAGGTTTGGTGCAAAGGTTAGAAATTTAATTGATAGTGCAGAGTTTAAAGAAATCTTTGGAGATGTTAAACTACGAGAAGATTCAAAAGCAAAAGGACGTTGGGAGACCAATCAAGGTGGCGAATATTATGCAGCGGGGGTAGGCGGTTCTATTACTGGACGAGGGGCGGATCTTTTGATTATTGATGACCCACACACGGAACAAGATTCATTATCTGATTCTGCTATGGAAAGAACTTTTGATTGGTATCTTTCTGGACCAAGACAGCGTTTACAACCTGGAGGCTCAATTGTACTTGTGATGACGAGATGGGCACAAGATGATTTAACTGGTCGATTAATAAAATCAGAATCTGAACCTAAAGCAGATAAATGGCAAAAAATTTCATTCCCTGCAATACTACCAAGTGGCAATCCTGTTTGGCCAGAATATTGGAATTTAGAAGAATTAGAAAAAGTTAAAGCATCGTTGTCCGTGAGAAATTGGTCGGCACAATATATGCAAGAGCCTTCATCAGAGGAGGGGGCTATCATAAAAAGAGATTGGTGGATTCCTTGGCCCTACGAAATGCCAATACTAAAACATGTAATACAATCTTATGATACAGCGTTTTCTAAAAAAGAAACAGCAGACTATTCAGCGATAACGACTTGGGGAATATTTAAACCTGAAGACGGTGCTGCTGATGCTATTATGTTGATTGATGCTATTCGAGGAAGATTTGATTTTCCTGAGTTAAAAGCAGTTGCATTAGATCAATATAAATATTGGCAACCTGAAACTACAATTATTGAGGCTAAAGCTTCGGGGCAACCTTTGCTTCAAGAATTTAGGAGAATGGGTATACCTGTAATGGATTTTACACCCGGACGGGGAAAAGACAAACACTCACGGGTCAACGCCGTTGCCCCTGTTTTTGAGTCTGGACAAGTTTATTATCCAAAAGATGAAAAATTTGCTGAAGAAGTTATTGAGGAATGTGCAGCTTTTCCTCATGGAGAACACGACGATTATGTTGATAGTACTACGCAGGCTATGTTAAGATACCGGCAAGGATATTTTGTTTCGACTTATTCAGATGAAGATGAAGTTACAAGATACAAAAATAGAAAATACGTATACTATTAGGAGAACATATGAAGAAAAAAACTAAGCGAAGACTCAAAAAAATTCTTGCTTTAGGAATTCTAGGTGCAGGTGCTAAAATGGGCATGGACAAGATGGCAGCAAACAGAGCTATCAAAAAAAGTGCTATGGAAGCAAAACCTATGTTTGCAACAAAAATGAATGAGCAAAGAGTTCCTGCTTTCATAAAAAAAAGAGGTATCCCAGGTGGTAACCCTTTAAGACCGAAAATTCCAAAAGGTATGAAAGTAGTACCAGAAAGTGAATTTTTCGGAATCGATCCTTTTGGAGCTGGCATGGGTGCAAAAAAAGGTAAGATGATTAAAGCAAGAGGCGGAAGATTAGCTAGAGTAAAACCAACAAAATTAATGTAATGGCAGAAGTCGAAAAAATTACAGAGGATTTGGAAATTGACACTCCAAACGAAGAAGTCGATATTGAGCTTGAAGGCGAAACTTCTGAAGCAGAAAAAATTCGTGATCGAGCAGAAATTATTGATGAGTTTTATGAAAACGTTGCATTAAGACTTTCGAATGAAGTTTTAAGCAAACTGTCTAGCGATTTAGTACAAGAATATAAAAGAGATAAAGTTTCCAGAAAAGATTGGGAAACTGGTTACACAAAAGGTTTAGACTTGTTAGGTTTTAAATATACCGAGATGACTAGACCTTTTAAGGGTTCAGCTTCTGTTACTCATCCCTTGTTAGCGGAAGCTGTAACGCAATTCCAAGCACAAGCTTATAAAGAATTAGTGCCATCAGATGGACCTGTTAGAGCACAAGTAGTCGGTGCTCAAAGTGATGATAAAATTAATCAAGCTACTAGAGTACAAGAATTTTTTAATTACATGTTATTAGAAAAAATGGAGGAGTACACTCCAGACATGGATCAAATGTTATTCTATTTACCATTAGCAGGATCTGCATTTAAAAAAATTTACTTTGATGAAATTATGCAAAGGGCTGTTGCAAAATTTGTACCGGCAGAAGATTTAGTCGTTCCGTATTACGCTACCGATTTATTAGAATGCGAAAGAATTACTCACGTTGTTAGAATGAGTGAGAACGATATTATCAAACAACAGAAGTCAGGCTTCTATAGAGATGTAGAATTAAAACCTGTTCAAACAGGTATGACTGATATAGAAAAAAAATACCAAGAATTAGAGGGAGTAACACCATCAGGTGATAAACAATATGGATTTAATATTTTAGAAATGCATGTTGATCTAAATTTAAATGAGTATACATCAGAGAGCCCAGAAAAAGATATAAAAATTCCTTTCATTGTAACCATTGATGAAGGTTCAGGTGAGATTTTATCAATTTATAGAAACTATGATATTGATGATGAAACTAAAAAACGAAAAGAATATTTTGTTCACTACAAATTTTTACCAGGATTAGGCTTTTATGGTTTTGGTTTAATACATATGATTGGTGGATTATCAAGAACAGCCACACAAGCTTTAAGACAGTTGCTTGATGCGGGAACTTTGAGCAATTTACCAGCAGGGTTCAAGAGCCGTGGTATCAGAATCAGGGATGATGACCAGCCTTTTCAGCCTGGTGAGTTCAGAGACGTTGATGCACCTGGCGGAAACATCAAAGATCAGTTTCAAATTTTACCATTTAAAGAACCAAGCGGTACATTATACCAACTTTTAGGTTTTGTCGTGCAAGCTGGTCAGAGGTTCGCTGCTATTACGGACATGTCTGTCGGTAACGATGCACAAAATCGTGCAGTAGGCAGCACTATTGCAATCTTGGAACGAGGATCACGGGTCATGTCTGCAATTCACAAGCGTTGTTACTACGCTATGCGTAAAGAATTTAGACTTTTAGGTAAAATTTTTTCAGTTTATCTACCACCCGTCTACCCATATTCAGTTTATG